TGCCGTGGTCGCTTCTCCGAGTATTCAATCGGCTCGATCTCCTTCTCTCCCTTCGCATCAGGGCACTGCGCCCTGACCTCCACTTCGAGGCCAGAGCGTAGTCCTGTTGCTCGGCGCACCTTATCGGTGGCCGCGTATTTAGAAGTCCGCAACGCCGGAACCCTCTGCTTCCGCTTCCGCTTCTGCTGGGACTTCCTCACCGAATGCGTTCTGCGTCTCCGCAATGTAGCCCTCGCGCTTGGCGAAGCCGACCGAGGCCATGTCGCGGGTGAACGAGCTTACCAGATGGACCACCTGCACCGCCTCCAACTTCAACGAGTAGTAGAAGTCACCAGTGGGCATGAGCGTGGGCTGTGGCCGGAAGGCTACCAGGATGCGACTCCCCCCATAGATGACGGTACCCTTGGGCAACGTGCCGCCCTGTGAATCGTACAGGGTGGGCTTGAACTCCCACACCTTACCCGCCTTGGTCGTCCCGCCAGCATCCTTCGCAAACTTGATCACCACCTTACCGTTTGGGATCTCGTTCCCATCGGAATCCTTGGTGGTGTCCGGCTTACTCAGCACCGACTTGTTCACGGCCTTCGGGTTCTCCGCCTTCGCCTTGGCAAACGCGGCTTCCGCCTGTCCTTCTAACTCGGCCAGGAACGTCCCATCCTTCTCAGGATCCAGTACCAAGTGAACGCTGTAGGTACCCGTCGCCTTGAACTTGGTCTGCGGTTCGTTCAGGTGGGCGTACTTCGCAATGCCTTCGGGAGTAATTACGTTCGGTGTGTATGCTTTCTTCGCCATTAGTTCCTCCGAGAATGATTGAGCCACGACTGCGGGCACTCCACTTCAATGTGCCGCCGGTCGAAGGACTCGATGGTTAATAGGAGCGCGACTTTATCGCCGCCGCCCCGCTTCTCTGCCTCGCCACGAAACATGACAAGGTACTGCCGATCACCGACCTGCTGGATGATCCCGTCAGGGAGCGGGCCACCCCACCGCTCTTGCGGGTCAGTGTGCTGAAAACAACTATGCCGATGGAGAGATGGTAGCCTCTGGCTCGTATCCTTCACCGTTGGGAAGGTCATACTCCACGCTCCCACCACTAAGCCCAACAGGAACGCTAGCAGAATCCACCACAGGTAGTGCTGTTGCTTGTTCACGTTTGACCTCCTCTCGACCGCGCTCTAGCCCTCGTTGAAACATATTCAAGCACGCCTGATTCATCACCGCCAACTGCTGCTTGATTCCTCGACGTTTAATCATTCTGTCCACTCGTGCCATTGGAGTCCTCCTTCTTCAATATCGCGGTCATTTTATACGTGCCTGCCGGAAACCACACAAGACCTCCAAGATCCCGACGACGCTGACGCACCGACAGGACCAGCCGCCCGCCGAGCAGCTTGACCTTTTTGAACCACGGCCCTCGATAGCATCCCCGATACCGACGTGTCATAGTGTCTCCTTACCTAGGAACCGGAAGACCCGTCTCGGATTCATAGAGATCATGTAAGTATTCCTGCTCCTCGGCCATCTCGGCAAGCTCCTGCTTCAGTTGCTCGCACATGGCGACGGTCTCCTCTCGTCGCTGCTTCAACTCGGCAAGCTGCTGCCTGATCTCATCATATTGTTTTCTCCACGATTCAATGCGTATTTCAAAGGCATCCCGCTCCTGCGTCACCTCGTCCATCTGCGCGAGATGCCAGTCGGCAAACACCAGGTCGAGTGCCTGCCCGTCCGGTGTCAGTCGATCATACGGCACATCGCATTCGTGTCTGACCGGCCACCCCAACTCGTGCGCCTTCGCCAGATAGAGGATATGCAGTTGTGCCGCCACCTGCTCTCTCGTCAATGATTCGCTCATCGCGCCCCCTTTCGATACCGCGCCATGGCGGCGAGGATGGCCGACAGCACCGTCGCGCTCTGTTCCCCCGTCGGTCCCTGATTGATCGTCATGCCGACCTTTGCTGCTTGTTGCTTCTTCATTCTCATTCCGTCCCCCTATGCAAAGAAGTATTGTGATTGGTTGACTAACTCTAGCTGAAACGTCCCCTTCGCTGGCTGCTCGGCTATCAGCCGGTTACGGACCTCCTCTGTGAGTCCATTGGTGGCCTCTCGCACAAAGTTTCCCATCACATCCCCTTGGTACACATCCACAAACGCTTGACGCAGGCCCACGTACAGCTTGTCCATCTCGCAGGCATGGACCCCGTAGCTGTCATGCACCATCGCAAAGCTCGTGATCCCCTCGTCCAATGCGCGGTTGATCGTGAGCATGAGGCAGGCGGCATCCAATGAGTGAATAAAGTTCGGGCTAATTCCTTGGGCCTGCGCCCTCCTGTCGAGCCGCTCTGAGTCCTTCCGCAGCATCGCTCGGTACCGTTGCCCCCCGCCCAGGATGAGGTCCACCCTGAACTGGTCCTGATCCCTGTTGTCCTGCTGCACTGGAAATCCCATCGGCGTGGTCCAGCGGATCGTCCGGCCCCCATCCGTCACGGCCTTGGCGACCGACTTCAACCACTTCATCACGGCCCCTGCTGAGGTGATCGTCTCCCCGATGGTCTTCCACACATGCGTTGAGAAGAACTGCGTAGCCGCAAACTCATCCTCGAATGGATGCGGCTCCTTCTCACTCCGCTCCTTGACGTACTCTCGGATGTACTCGGTCGCTGCGTGCTGCGTGCCAGAGTACGGGAGAATCATTACGGCTCGCTTGGTGGCCTTTCGGTCGAAGCCCCAGGCAAGCCATTCCTTTGCGAGAGGCTCATCCATCGCAACGAACTTGGCTTTAACCTTATTGGCCACAATCTGGTAGATGTCCGATGGTACTTCTGAAGGCGCGAGGTTGACAGAGTTCGCTCCGTCAGCATCCAACAACATAGCTGAGAAGTGTTGTAGCCCGTTGCAGGTACCATCCACTGTCACTGGTAGGTGAGAGACATAATTCTCATAGTCTCCACTCTCTACCGCTGCGGCTAGCTCTATCGCAGCGGCCATGAACTGCCATGGCTTGTCGGCGTCCATCCACTCCCGATTGGTGAATGGCTCTTTGACGCAGGCTATGATCCAGTCCATGTTATTCATCGTCCACTGCTCGCGCTGGTCGTAGCTCACCTTGTCCTCGCCGTGCATGTTGGCGATGTGAATGTGCAACCACCGCCAGCCCGATGCACCGAACCGCTTCCCCTCTGCGAACTCAAGCAACCCCTTCGCCGTATCTGTCCCTTGCGGGTTGAGGATGGAAGGCATGGGATACATGCGCCCGCGAAAATCTAGCTGCGTGGGGAAATAGATGGCCTGCTCGTCCGCGAACTTCTCGGCCAACAGGATCGTGTGCTCCATCTGGTAGACCCTGCCGATCTGTGCCTCACGCGCCGCGTACACCTTCGAGGCCACCCGATTGCGAGCCTGGATCTCCTCTGGACTCGATCCCTCTATCGCCTTGGGCGTCATAGGGAAGGCCGCCGCCATCGTCTCCGCCGTGGTGCGTACCGGCATCTTGCCGATAGCGATTCCCCCCTTGTACCACGCCTCCGAGAGGACTGCGAGCAAGGGCTTATTGATCCGCCATGCGGTAGCCTGCACTGCGTTGGTCGCTCGGTACACGGCTGGCATCTTTGCCTGGTCTAGTATGTGGAACTGCTCGACCGCTTCCTTGTTCCGCCCGCTCAACGCCTTCACGAGGCGCACAGGTGAGAGGACTTCCTGCGACCCGTAGTACCCGCCCTTCCTAATCGTGTCCCACTGCAACGGCGGGATGATCGTCGGCAGGAACATCGGACGCACCCAGCCCGCGTCCTCGATCCATTCGTTGATGTAGGTCACGGTGTCCGGTGTGGCCCGCACCATCTCCGGCATGATACGGTTACGTCCTGGCGCAACCTTCAGCGAGATGAGCGTGGTCTGTTCCGCGATGATTGTCAGCACCAGATACCCCAGCGTGGCTAGCTCTGCGGCGGTGAACGGTGTCCATCCCCTCAAGGCTTGGCCGGTATCGTCCCCCTTGATGGAGTGATTCATAATCGACGCCCGCCGTTTCATGTTCGGCTCGCGCCGCTCAAGATCCTTGAGGACCGTCGTAAACAGGGCGGGGTTACACCGTTTGGCATGACGGAACTTGAGTTGCGCCTCAAGGTTCCGCCCGATGCTCATAGCGGTGCGGGTGGATTTCCATGCTGCGGAAACGCCCGCCATGACCCCTTCGAGTCCGATCAGTGCGACTACCCGCATTTGGGCGGGCTTATCCGCTTCCCACGCGGCTAGTGCTGCCTTCTCTTCCTTGTTCATCGGGCCATTATCCTTGACACGAGCCGGTGGAGTCCCCCAGAACCGGCGCAAGAGTAGACGACTGCTCGCCCCCCTGCCCGATCCGGTGGCATTTGCAAACTCCTCGCAGGCCATGCCCACCCGCTCGATGCTGGTGGAAATCAGACTCCGGCCATAGCCGGTCATGTGCTCAGTGTGCGCCTGCTGGTGGGACTGCTTGTGCCTGGTCTGCCCTGGCCGACGGGAATCGGGCACCGTCTTTCCTTCGACCACCGTGACCTGGACGCGCCGCTGTCCGAGGCCAGTCATCTCAGCTTCCAGGGCTAGCTGCCTCGCATATTGGTTGTCCATCTCTCTCGCCTCCTTGGTTTACTCCTGTACATAGTGGGTGGGATAGGGTGAGATACTACCCTAACACCTTGATTGCGCTGGCTAAAGTCGCAACTGAGAGGTGCGCGTACTGCATGGTCTGCTGGATGTTGGAATGTCCCAGCAATCGACTGACCGTGGCGATATCCACCCCACCCTGGACCAGCCTCGATGCAAACGTATGTCGCAGGGCATACGGTACAAACTCAGAATCTCCCCGCAGGCCTAGCTCTCGACGCCCCACGGCCCACGCCTTAGAGAACCAGTTGTTGGAATACGGGAACACCAGGCCTTCCCGCCCTGCCATGATCGCCCTCACCCGCTCTGTCATGGGCACAGAACGCGGTCTGTCGGTCTTGGAGAACACGCACCGGATGCACCCCGCCTCGATATCCCGTGCTTCCAGGTGCCACAATTCAGAGGGTCTGAGGCCGGTGTCAATCAGGACCATGAGCGCATTGGACTGCTCCCGAAACCCATGTGCGTCTAGCTCACAGATCATGTTGTATTCCTCGTCCTTGGTCAGCCAACGCAGTCGCCCCTGCCCGATCCTCTTGAACGGGAAGTGCGGCCTACTGGTAATCTGGTCACGCTGTTGATAGTACGTGAACACCTTAGACAGAGCCATGAGGTTCCGGTTGACTGAGGCTGGCGCAAGCCCTCTCCCCGCCAGCCACACCGCGTACAGGTCGAGGCTCACCGTCCGAATCGAGGTGAGTTCGCGGTCTCCGAAGAACTCCTTGGCCAGATCCAGGGCGTGCTGCGCGGTCACCTCAGCCCTGGTTCCACGATACACAGCACCCATGACCTCACTTGCCGCGTGGTGCAGCGAGAGCATTTTGACGGTCTTCATCTCGACACCTCTTGAAGTGGTTATAGATTTCGTCCTGTACCGGCGTCCGCTCAATCGCCTCCATCTTCACAAACCAATTCTTGGACCCTGGTCCACACTCATCGTGCCGCCAGTGCCGGAAGCCCACCGACTGCCACTGTCCCCAGGCCACGCGCCCGCAGACCAGGCAATGCTCATCCATCGGCCCGCATATTTCTACTTGTTTGGTCTTCACCATGCTAGCTCTCCTTCCCCGTCCCATACGTCAATCGTCGCGTGGACTTCTTCGACCGTCGCCCGCAGGATCACCAACCCGCCCTTGGTAGCGAGCACTGGCTTTGATCCATCCAAGCTCTCCCATTCATTGCTCAACTCCCAGCCCTTGTATGATGCCCTCATGGTACCTCCGTCCGTTATAGGTTACCGTGTGATGCTAGCTCTCCCGTCGCGTGGACTTCTTCGACCGTCTCCCGCTGGCTTGTTGATGATACCACAAATGGGTACACAGCACGCACGTATGCCAGGATTCTGTTGGAATGTTAGCCCTAACGTGACGTGTGGCTCCACAGGCACAGCATTGGTAGCCTGTACCGCTGCTAGGGAAATAAGCAGGACGGTGCTTAGTCGGCTTGGCTGTTGGGTGATTCATGGTCGTGTCTCCTTGTGTGGTTGATGCGTGCTGTCGTGCTAACTCTCCATCGGGAGCCGGAGTGCTCCGGCCCCCTGTGCAGAGTTAGATCGTGCCACCAATGCCGATCTTGGTTTCCTGCGCGTCTTTGATGTTCACGATGTACCGGCCATAGCCTACCCGCTCCTCGACAATGAACTCCTCAGCCCCACCTGCGTCCGCGTTCATCCCCATCAGTGCCTTGGCAATGTGTGCGGCGTGGCGTTGGTTGCGGGCGTTGACGATCACTGTGCAGCTAACTCTGTACTCTTGCGTGTCCTTGCTCATAATACCTCCTTGGTTGATGTGTGCTGTCATGCTAGCTCTCTGGTCTCTCCCCATGGCGGAACTCGGCACAAGACTCTATACCCCCTCTCCGGTGATGCTGTCGTGCTAGTTCTCCGCCTCATTTTCGCCTGCTGTCAAGCTAGTTCTCGGCCTGTTTTCCTCATTTTTCAGGATATTTTTTCACAAAGCAAGACCCGTGCCACTGAAAATTTTGCCATACGGCAAGAATTATGCCTATCGTTCTGACAACAAAAACTCCGCATTATCAATAGCTTGTGAGAATTTATCCGCCTTGTCGTCGTCGTCGTCACTATTTAGGCGCTTGTCAATTTGGATTACAAAACTTCCCGCTATCTCTTTTTTTCTTGCCTTTCCCTTTGCCTTTAGGCCAATGACTACCGGACCGCTCTGGTCTAAGAATCTAAGATCATTCTCTTCCCCCGATACTACCGGATAGCCTAGCCAAGTTTCTGGAAAGTCTTTAGAAGAGAAAACCGTAGCGACATGCCCACCATTGGCCAATACTTCTTGACACTGACCTACATTTTCTCCGGAGTAAGAGAATGTTAAATGATAATTAGATGGTAACTCCCCCCTAAGATAACGGCTCATTTTGAAAAAGTCTTTTGTGTAATCGTAGAATTGCACATCTGGAAACTTCAACATGATGGACCGTGGCCACTTAATATCTGTTGTACCGTTCAATCTAACCACTAGCTTTTTCCCTTGCTTACTGGCACGTTTTAACTCGTTTGCAATCTCTTTTTCCAGCTTAGCTATAAACGTAGTCCTATCTGTTAGGAATTCAATAGCCTTACGCTTGCGGGCTAGTGCAATAACTGGAAAGATACCCGCTCGCCCTGCGGTATTAAGACATGCTGCTAAGCAGGATTGACTTGCAAATGGGCATAGATTGACCCCTAGGTCATTCTCTTTTCCAGGCGACATGAAAAGACCTAGCGTTAGGTACTCCCCCCCTTCACCCTTTGCTAGTTTCGTGTTTGCTTTACCTTCTGTTAATAATTTAGACATGCAATCCCCCCCTTTGTTAGTAAAATGATAAAAACTACCACAAGGCGGTAGGGTACCAACCTACCGCCCTAGCTAGATTTTATGCTGCCAATTGCGACGCCAAAGACCAGAGACCGGAGTTTATAGACATATTAGCATCGATACTTGTAACCGCTCTAACACGTCGCCCGCGTAGGCCATGCAACCCCTTTGCTAGTAGGTTTTCTTGGATTACATTGTAGGCGCTGAATAGGTCCGATTTCATGTCCTGATACCTTCTAGGTTGTAGGACGCGTCCGGCCATTATGTCGTTCTCCTCGTATCCTAACTTTGGATACTTGAGCGCCACTGCTTGTTTGGCAAACAGTTTCAACCCTTCTTGACTTACTATGGTATTTTGCATCGATGCTACGGTATTAGCAGCGTTTTCTTGCATGGAAAGAATACGCTGGATAGATGCCATAAAACCGTTCAACCCTCTTCCGGTATGATGCAACCTACCGGTCGTAAACATATCTCCCCCCATTACTAGACCATTGCTACAAACGAGGCGGTAGCATCCTAATGAGGCGGAAAGGCTGCTTGCCTTATCATGTGAATTGACAACAACAATCTCCCAATGTAATCCACCTAAGACCGGCGCTGAATTGAGCGCTCGAAACCGTAACATATGTTTGGTATAGGCCCCCTTGCCTTCAATCCTCGTTCGGCTTTGGCTAGCATGTACTGGAACAAAGCCAATTTCTTTTTTCACCATGTCAATAATATCCAGCGTGCTTGCGAATTTATAGCTGGCCGATACTCCCCCCCATGGTGATACCGCCTTCACGCTGCTTGGCAAGTCAAGGTATTCAATTCCAGTTTCATTGTATAGTGCGTTATTCATGATAAATTCTCCCATGGTTTGTTGGTTTGTTGTTTGAAGGACTACTACTATTCTATAGGACTATGCAAAGGTATATTGCGCCTATTGCCATTACAACCGCACTGGACCAACCGAAAAGGTTTGCTATCGTCACTCTATTATACACTTGCCACCTTTGCCATCTTACGCAACAATAGCCACCCTCTTTTTTCCGCTCGTGCTATCTTATCGTATTCAATTGAACGGTCTAAGGAATTAAACCGCGTTATTCCTTGTCTATATGGTGGAATGTTTGTTGTCTTCCTTACCGTCACTATGTTTGCACGCGTACTGCCCATGATAGCCCCCTTTGTTGATTGTTTGAAAACATAAGGCACGTAGTCTTTTAGATGGTAGGTTTCTCCGGTCTTGATTAGGGTATGAGCTGCTAAACCTTGAATCTAGTCTTATTGACTATAACCTACGGTCTAGAGTTTTCTCTTTTCCCTCTTATTGCGCCATCCGTTTCTAGTGGCCTGTCAAGGTTTAAGACCTTCTTTTCACTACTACCATCTAAAACACTACGTGCACACTGGATACTATAGCATAATCCAGACCTAAAACGCAATATATTAAAAAACAATAGGATAGCATGTTGCGCCACTTCTATAGCCTTCAATGTTGTCAAGGTTCTTTACACTTTATTCAGCAAGGTGTCAAAACACTAGGAAATCAGTGTAAAGAAACTTGACAGGCCTATTGTAAGAGTCTTTACACCTTTACACTAGCAGCATGAAACGGTAGGCTTTTGTTGATTGAAGGCATGAAACGGTAGGATTGACACAAAAAGAAAAAACTAAAGAACGACAATATGATGGCCGGTCTGGTCTAATCGCTCTGCCCAATCTCATATATGATGATATTCTTTCCCTATCTTTTCAATGCTTTACGGTCTGATTTCCGATTTCAATTCAGGATTTTGAGTCTTTTCGATGGAATTTTGACCCGACGACGGGGGAATTCCAGCCGAGTGACCACCACGTATCCCCTAACAGATTTTTTCTCCAAAATATCAACAGGATAGCCCCCTACTCCGAGCCTTCCGAGGCGAGGGGAGGGGGCTTCACTGGTGACAAGGGTTGCCTATGGGTGCCCACACTGTCCCCCAGATAGGGGCTAGAAGGGGCCGTCCTGACTCTGAGCCGAGACTTCTTTCCAAACTGGGGCTACCCCATGCGTTGGCCTCTCGACTCGTCCTGGGGCATCCTAGGCGTTTTAGCGGTGAGTGTCCTTGGTACAGGCGTTGGCCTGGTTCGGGAAGCTGCCCTTCTCGTACACCGTCCCGTAGGAGTAGGTGCATCCGGCCAGTCCACACAAGAACCCAATGAGTACAAGGAACTTCGTCAGTATCATATGCCTCCTACTTGTTGATGGTGATAGGGTTCGACGGAGGGGGCCATGTCCCGACGTTGGGGGCATAGTCCGCGAGAGCGAGGGCCATCACCATCCCGACCGCGAGGCCGATGAGGGCGACAATGAGGAGCGCCTTGATGGAGGGGGTCATCGAGATCCTTTCTATCCAAGCCCTGGGACTTTGATCCCCTTCGGCTGGATGGGTATGGCAAGAGGGTTGGCGTCAAACTTGGGGGTCACCGCCTTGAGGTCCATCTGGGTGAGACCCTGGCTGGACTTCTCTGGGGGCAGGTCGTCGTCTTGGATGACCTTGAGGCCCTTACACATCGACACTGCCATCGGGGTTGGTCCAGACCGGCTCCTTGATCTTCTGCATCTGGGCCTCGCTGTAGACCCTGGTCCCACCCATCCTGGGGGCAGAGGGGGCAGAGAGGAGGCGTGCCGCCCAGACCCCACAGCAGACGGAGGGGAGAGCCTCGATGGAACTGGGGGCAATGTGCTCGTGGACGTTCCCACAGGCCGAACACTTAAAATCGTATCTGGGCATAACCGCTCCTTATGCTTAGATTAATTAGATACTGTTATCTTAGCTTTAAGATACTTATACACACCATCATATAATAATAAACATATCTTATATATCTATCTATATACACCTAATCATCATCTAGTCATCATCTATCTATATCTATATAGGCATCCATATAGGCTTCATAGTGGGGGACATAGAGGCAGTTAGACCTCTTTCTCCTTCTGTTTCAGACACTTAAAGCCATAAGTGTCCTTCTCAGACGACAGGGTGTAAACTTTGTCGAACTCTAGTGTCAACCGAGCCGCTTCCTGCAAGCACTCCGCCTGAGCCTGCGGCCCTTGGAAGGTCGTCAGCACTTCAGCCTTGAACTGGCCTGGGGCAGAAATCAATAGTAGAAACAGGACAAACATGCCGTTACCTCATATGATCGGTCCAGCGAATGGACTTGGGTTCGGAGTGGTGGATATTGGCGAGGAAGGTTTCCAGTTCCTCGTCGAGTTTGGTCGCTCGATAGGCGTCTTGTTCGAGGTCTGCATCAGCCGCCATCGCCTCGACCCAGTAGGCCACCGCGATAGCCAGGGCGTCTACTCGGTCGTCGTGAACGAGGGCACCCTTGTCTCTCGTGAGTCGGCTGAGTTGGTAGATGAGAGAGTAGGTAATCGCGTGTTCTTGTGGGTACTTAGCGAGGCTCTGGTAGTCGGTCTCAAGCACGGAGATATCCAGCACGAGCCGATGCCCCTGGATGACCGGCTCAAGGGTGTCGCAGAGCCGCTTCTCCTTCTGGATGTTATGCTTCACCTCTTCAGTCGTGACCGGCCACTCCTTGGTCAGGTGGGGTCTCAGAAGCCTCTCAAACATGCCATCACCGAAGTTCGCCTCAATGACCACATGGGCCACCTTGAACGTCTTGGCGAGCAAGCTGAGGGCCTTTAAGACGTACTCCTCGTAGCCACCCTGGAAGCCGCCGCAGGCCAGGACATACAGGTAGCCGTTGAGCATGGCGACGATGGCATAGGAGGTCTCGTCCTTGCCTCGGCCAGCGGGGTCAATGGCCATGACAATACCGCTATAGGGGATCCATTTCCCGACGAGGGAGAGGGGCCGGTAGAAGAAGTCCCCGTCCATCGCCAGGTTGGTGTCGATGGGGAGGAGGAAGGTGTCGTCGTTGCACCAGATGGGCTTCTCAGGGGCGTTCTCCTTGTCGCAGTCCAGCATGATGAGGTCGTGGACCTTGAGGGGGTAGCGTTCGGCGTCGGAGAGTCGCGTCCTCAGTTGAAACTGTCGAGCGAAACCTGCGAGGCCGTAGCTAAGTGCCCGCTCTCTAAGATCCATAACGGAGAAGCGTCGCGGATCAGTTGGATCTCCAACATGATGATTTGGGCCGGATCCCAATTGAGCGAGAATTGCTGGGGCCAGTCGTGGACCATACTCTGCGACCTCCTCTGGGTTGGGGTATTGGGCGGGCCAGATGCGGCAGATGTAGCCACGTCTCGCCAGCTTGTTGTAGACACTGTCTTCCGTCTGTGGGGTGCCAAGGAAGATGACTCGGCAGTGGGCGTCCGGCTTGATGATGGCGTCGAACTCCTTGACCTGCTCGGAGAGCTTCTCCCGCATACCAGGAGTGGCGGAGTTGGAGGGGATCTCGATGTCGTCGGCAATGATGATGTCGGCGCGACTACCGGCCAACTGCGAGGTGATCCCCAATGACTTCATGGAGGGGGCTTTGGCCGCTTGGGCAGGGCGGACGTCGAAGGAGAGTTTGGAATCCCGACCCGTCGAACTGGGAATCAGCCACGCGAGGTCCGGCATCTCGTAAATGAGGCGCAGACAGAAGGTGGAGAACTCGTCCGCCGCCTGTTTCGAGGCCGAGATGACGAGGACTTTCCAATCGGGGTGGCCGCCGAGGATCCAGATGGCAAAAGCGACGGTCAGCCAGGACTTGCCCACCCCTCGAAAGGCCTCAAGCAGGAATCGCTTCGGGCCTTTCGCAAGAGTGTTGGCAATGTCCAGTTGAAGCCATGTTGGTTCAGGAAGATTGAGGTGCTTCCACACGGCAAAGACGAAATTGCGGAAATCGCCGTACCGAGCGGTGAATGTCACAGCGGAATCGACTGGAACCAGCATAAACCTCCTAAGTTATTTGACAGGGGTCGTCACGCCAAGGCCATCGCCTCGGAAAGCCACTTCAGGACCGAAGTCCTCATAGGGTCTTGGGACTCGGCCAAACGGAACGCCTCCACCACGTCCATCCGACTGAGCGCGTTGCCCGTTCGCCACGAGCAGGAAGGGGTTGGCCTTGTACTCCTCACGTCGGAGTTCATGGGCCTTGAGTTTGAGGCCCACACGGTTCGAGACAGAGGCATCACTGCGGTCCATCAGGTCTTGAATCCGGCGAGACGGGGACCAATACCGAGAATCCTTGGGATCCGGCGTAGGGGGCGGAGAGCCACCCCCACCACCGCCACCCATACACATTATTCCCCTCCAATCAGGATGGGGTCTTCGTACTCGTCGAACTTCCGCGCTTCCTCTGCGATTTGCAGGGGGATCACGTCGGTTGGCTCGCGGTCGATACCGTTGTCCTTGAGGAACTCGCGGATCTCCTTGAGGATGGAGGCCGTGGGGAGTTCCATCATAGGTTTGCCCTGGGGGTCGATCATCTGGTGGCCTTCTGCGTCCACCATCGGTCGCCCCTTGAGGTGTTTGAGATGTACCTTGCATAGGCCAGCATGAAGCTGGCCCATGTAGGTTTTTGAGACGGGTGCTGCCATTTATTTGAGTCCTAACTTGGTAGCGAGGTAGGCGAGCGCAATCGGAACTGGAAGACCAAGGGCCTTCCAGTAGATCGAGTGGCGATCAACTACCGCGTGGACTTTGTTATCTTCTGTGACGTGTGTATCGAGTAGTTCGAGTTGCCGAAGGTTCTGCTCCTCTAGTACGTCGAATCGCTTCATCAGAAGCTCGAATGCTTGCGGTTCCATGAAATTCCTTTTATGCGACGGTATACGCGCCGTTTGAGTTCGTAACGATCCAGGTGCCTGCGACAAAGCACTTCAGATACACGCAACTCCCGACGTTCGTGAGCGTGAGAATGCCGCCTGCTGAACCGGCATTGATGATTTCCGTACCGTTCGTATCGACCGTCATGGCCTGCGCGACCACCTTACGGAATCCGAACTCCAGCCCAGGGAGGGCCACCGGCAGCACGTAGGCCCAGCCTGCTGCTGCGCCCACGTTGGCGAACGTCGCCCCCGACTCGTCCTCAATCAGGGTCAAGGTGGAAGCCGCGCTGGTTTCTAATTCGGTTCCAAAATCGAACCGCTGCCGAATGGGAGTGGGGCGCGTTCCCCCCGCAATGTTTACCGAGCAATAGCGGTCCAACGACGCCCCGCCACTGACTCCTCGGAATAGGGCGTCCGTGTAATTGTCGGAGAGATCCCATGAGGTATTGGTTGCCGCGTTTATTGAGGCATAGATAAGTCGCCAGACACCTTCCGTCGGCGCGGCCCCTTTCCACCCTAGGAACTTGTTCCGTCGCACGACCACAGAGTGCAGGTTCAAAGAATTGCACTCAATAAACACCCCGTATTGTGTTGAAGATCCTCCATCGAAGTAGGCATCGTCCGTGTACTGGACATTGTCCTCGATGACGACAGACCCATCACCGGCTGTGAGGTGGGAATAGAGAATGAAGCGGCTTCCGTTGGCAGGAGTGTAGGCGGATAGTGCCCTATTCAATACATTGTCACGAATGACACAATTATTCCCGCTTCCAGCGATGTAGTAGTGCGCCATGCAGCGTTCAATCGTGTTGCCCGCAACCAACAGATTGTCTCCCGTGGGTGATGATGGAACCGCATGGATAATATATCCCTGCGACCCCGTCACCACGCGAGAAAACAAATTATTTAACACGGAGACGTTCGGCCCGAGCACGGAGATCGCCACCTTTGACGCCGCCTCCGCGTTCACGAGCGTTTGAATGCCACTAAAGGTATTGTTGGCCACGAGGGTGTTCGGAATGTCCCCCCATGTGACGGAGGCGGTAGGGCTTTTGATTAGGATGCCTGCATACGTCCACGCGGCAACGGCATTCCCCGTGCAGATGTTTTCTCGACCGCGCATATAAATGCCCACTCCAGACGCACCAAACGCACCCGCTCCAATGTACTGAATATCCTCAACGACGTTGTTGGTGACGACGCAGCGCCAGCCGTCTGCGAGGATGCCGGTTACTGCATCGGTGTTCAGGCCACCACTCGACCGCATCTTCCGCACCGTATTGCCAGAGATGATCGTCGAGCCTTCCGCCGTATGGATGTCGCTGTTGTCGTAGCCGTAGGAGCCGAGTTCTCCTGTGCGTCCACCCGCGAGGGAGTCCGCCTTCTTGCCCACGATGATGCCGTAACTGTTGAAGCCTGAGCCGGTGTTCGTGGAGATGATGTTACTGATGTGGTTGTTGAGGATCTTGACCCCGTAGGTTTCGCACGAGAGCTGAATGGCGCGAATGTTCCCGTTCGTCTGCGTGGAGTCTCGGAAGATACAGTCCCGCACCGTGAACCAGCGTTTCAACGTATTATTCGCTCCCCCAGTGGTGGGAATCCCATACCCATTGGTCAGGAAGTTGTAGACCTCCATCCCCAGGAATTGATGGTAGTCCTGATCCACCACATCGAGGTCGAAGCCGTCGGCACCGTTGCAATTCACCACGGCCCCATAGGCGAACGTGGTGATGTGGTCCCCATAGATGGTGACGACGGACGATTTGAGGTAATTGCCTGACGGGAAGAACACGGTCGCTGGCGTGCCCGATGCGTCGGCGGCGTCATACGCGGCTTGAAACGCCGCCGTCGAGTCCGCGACACCTGTCTTATCTGCTCCATAGTCAAGGACGTTGAGCCAGTCCGCTTCACGAGCCGCCAGCGTCCGCGAGGCTGTGGAGCCAGTGGCCGTGACGCTGATGGTTGAGGGATCTGTAATGCCTGATGCGGGGACGGTATTGACCTCGCGGGCCACACCGAAGTTCTGCACCATGATGTTGCTGGTACCAACTGGCGGAGCGGTCGTGAAGGTGAGGGTTGATCCAGAGACCGTGAAATCTGTCTGCGGCGTCTGCGTCACCCCAGAGATCGCCACAAGGAGGGCGGCGGAGGCACCAGGAGGACTCGATAAGGTGAATGCGGTCTGTGCGCCTGTCCCGCTGAGGAGTTGAACGGTCGGAGAGAAGGCAAGCGTAGTGCCAGTCCATGCGTTGACCGTGGGGTTTCCCGCAGCGTCAAAGTACAGGAAGTTGTTCTTCCTATTGGCTATCAGCGGCATTTCGAGGATTCCAGCCACTTCAATGGCCGGTGCCCGCACGGAACGTATACTGTCGAGGGCCTGAATATCGGCGGTCTCCTGCATCACGTACAGGACTTGTAGCGTGGCAGTATCGAGATCCGTCTCACCGAGGACTGAGCCGTTCACAAAGTCCACGAGCGCCTCTTCTGAGGGCGTGATGCGGCGTATTCGGACGGTGGACGCGACGGCCAGTGGGGTATCAAGAGTAATCACAAAGTCACTGGCGAAGGTGAACGCGGTCGTCTCCACGAGGTCGATGTAAACGTGGATGTGGTCCCTAGCGATATAGGGCGACGTGAAGGTGAAGTTGCTTTGACCCCCACTCCCCGCCAAGTCAACGATAGATAGAAAAGCCATGAATGAGTTCCTTATTTATTGAGATCGAGGAGTGTTTGCACGAGGCCCCTGCTGGCGCGTGTTCGAGCCATCTTGGTCTTGAGTGCATCGTCCTGAGAGGACTTGATACCGAGGACGTTTGCGTACTCGTTTTTCGTCTGCTCTAGCGCAGCCGTTCGGTACTTCATCTCCTCAGCCTTGATCGCCTTGATACGGTACCCTGGGATGTCGGGTGTCGCGTCCAGGCGGGCATTCGCTGATTCGTTTCCTAACTCGTAGCGAGACCCAGAGATGACCTCTCGGAGCTTCTCGTGGAACGGTAGGTGTTCGCCATGTGGGATGACGGTGCCGATGAGATCCTGCATCCGGTCATACGCGGAGGCCTTCTGGCCTTCTTGGTAGACTTCTTTCAGGTCCACTGGCTTCCCACCGATGGTATACTTACTGGCTGGTTCATTGAAGTCGGCCTCAGCGGTAGAATCCGAGAGGCGTTGGAGTTCCGAGAACACCATATCTTGAGGAGCCAATCGCGCACTGAAGGGGACAATCGTCGAGTACGGCATCCCGATGCGGGTATCATTGATTCGGCCCACGTAGTCACGCCTCGGAGGGAGTGCTTGTGAGACCCCTGGGATACGGGCCATCACCGCATCCAGTGTGGAGCGAACCTCACGCATCGCGGGATCATCGTTGAGCGATGAGAGCATGCCTGGGACGTGGGACGCCACGTAGTTCTGCCACCAACGGGCGACTTTCGTTTCGTTGTCGTAGCCGCTGAACGTGGAGAAGAACTCCGTCATGTTGCGGAAGTACGTCTTGGCGACGACAGACTTCGCAAAGGCAGCCGTGGCACCGATGGCTCCGTTGCCAGCCATTTCCGCCTGTTCTGCGGCGGGGGCGTCGAAGAACTTCGTGATGGCGAGCGACATGGAGTTCGCCAGACCATCGCGGGTGTCTGGATCGAGCATACCGGAGGACGCCGCAAAGTCTGCGGTCATACCGAGGATGTCTCCAAATGGCTGTAGACGTTGGTAGGAGAGGTAGAGGTCTTCTCCATCCGGTCCCATGCCGTTGAACTTGACAGAGTACGGCTGCCACCCTGGGGGACGATAGACGCCCTTGGGTGGTGCGGCACCTGTGATGCGGCCCTCCATAACGAGGAAGCCTGCGCCCAAATACATACTTGAACCAATGGTGAGCTTCCCGATGGCCTCTGCTGCCTTGAAGCCGCCCCCCCGTGTGTCCGTCCAGAACTGCTTCCGCAGTTGGCCGATGATCGGCGTGAACTCGAAGGTGGTCCGAGTTACGTTGGTCGGCGTCTTCACGAACGGGAGGATCATGCCTCGAACGATAGGGTGTGAGGACGCTCGTGCGGCCATCTCACCGAGACTGGGGGCACCCAAATGGGTATCAACCTTGAGGTCGTTAACGAATGAGGTCTTCTCCGCATACTTCAGCGCGTCAGGAACAATGCCCCTGCGCTGATCGTCGAAGGCGGCGTGGAGTGCGTTGTCAACGTGCGCGGCGATCCCATCGTGTTTCATGGAACCCGCAGCCACTTGATCCGCTGCATCCATGGCCGCTTTCGATGCGACGTATGCTCGGTAGTTGAGTTGCTTCCAGAACTCGTCCCCAGCCGTGAGGCCTCGGAACGAGAGGCGCACCCCCTCACCGAAATAATCAATCATCTTGGAGGCGTAGTTGTCGGGATTCATATTGAACGCCATCGAACTGATAAACGGGAGTTTCACCTCGGATGTTTCAGCTTTCGAGATGATCGCCTCGCCGGATTTGAACGCGGCCCAACTCATGTTCATGGCGTCTCTGAAGGCGGTGTGCATGTGGGTGTAGATGCCCAGGCCCATTCTGGCGGACTGGAATCCCTTCCCCGCAGCACCTTGCGCGAGACCGCCCATGATGAGCGTGGCAGGCGTGAAGGCGGTGTTCAGCCCTGTGGCGAAGGCGTTGATGCCTTGCGTGGTGAACCGGCCCAGGAGCGCGAGGCCTGTCCAGTATTCGTTGTGAATACCGACGAGCTTCGACCCCCACGAGAGGTTCTGTAGTTGGACAATCGCGGCCACCTTGACGGGGTCACCATTGGCGGCAATCATCAGCCGCTCAATCCTTTCGGCTTCCTTTGGATCTGCGAGTCGCTTGAGTACGGCTTCCTTGTCGAAGATGCCCGTCTTGTAGCCCAATGCGTGCATGCTTCGGCCTAAGAGCGTTTCCGTCTTGGCGAGTTCCGCCTGGACCCCTGAGAGGCCGACGAAGATTTGCTTATGTGCTTCTCGTGCCTCCATGTCACCGAGAGCGGCCTTCTTCGCAAGCGCGAACATCTTGAGTCCATGATGCTGCATGAGTTCTTTGACACCCACGAGGACCGCGCCACCATCTTCGAGGGATACCCGCATTTGCTGAAGTTTGGCGATGGCGAGTTCGGGATCGAGACCGAGGGTGGCGGCACCGGCTCTGGTCGCTGCTTCTGTTTCGACGGTGCTGTTGAGTTGCTTCTTGGTTGCCGTGCCGAGGTCCGCGAGGCCTTGGAGGACTTCGTTGGGAGTGCCTTCGGTCAGCGGTTGACGGATAGCGACACCCTCTTTGGCCGCAGACTCGGTGAGTCCCTTTGCGGGAGGAGGAATCGTCTCACCCGCAATCACGCGGTTCACGAGCTTGTCCTGCATCTTGATGAATTTCGCGGCTTCTTTATCTCCCACCTTGACGAGCGGTTCCCCGTCCACCTTGAGGACCGTGTAGGCAGGCTTGGGCACTGCTGCGGCTACCACTGGTGCCACTGGGGTGACTGGTGGGGTGACGTTGGCAGCGGTCGCGCCTGCCTTGGCTGGATCTACGGCTGCGGCTGCGGCGTTGTCCACGGTGCCTGTGGCGGCGAGAGCGGCATCGTCGGCCAGCACTTGCTTCTCAAGATCCTTCACGATCCTGTCGGAGGCGGCTGCCCCCTTGAACTTATGGACCACGAGCGCGAGACTGTTGAAGATCTTCTGCGCGGCACCGGCAGTGAAGGATTCTTCAAGGACACCCTTCACCCTGGCGACGACTTGATTGTCATTGGGATTCTGTGCGAGGAGGTCGAAGGCGGGGCCGACGACAGGGAACCGCGCCAGCACATTGGAGATGCGTTGGTGATTGGGGTCGGAGGTCAGCGTGGCCCCGACACCTGTTTGCACTGCGGCACCGATCGCCGTAGTGCCCTTAACCGCAAGGCCCGCGCCTTTGAGCACAGCCCCACCAGCCACCCAAGACAGTCCTGCCTCGGTGAGGCCTGCGGTGATCTCACCGGCCACGTTCCTGGGGGCCTCAGAACCATACTCTAAACTGGCCTTCATCAGACGGGCCTGGTCTTCGAGGCCCATCGCTTCCGCAATAGGTGCCCCGATAGCCCGCACGGTGTTACGCGCCCCACGTACTGCGTTCTCCGCACCACGAGCAATCCCGCGAAGCCCATCAACGGCGTAGTCGGCCACGCTTGGATCAGTGTGGTCTGACATACTAGGATCTGCTGGGTTGGGTTCCTTCGTCAGTGGGATCTTGGTGTCGGTAAACGGCTGGTCCTCGGCTAGAGGCTCGCCAAATTCTTCTGCCATGTTGTATCCTTACTTCTTTTGAAATTCCTCGACGTCACGGTCGAAGAATTTGTGTATCTTCTCATACCGCCTGTCGGCCTCATTCTGCGTGGCGTAGGAGGGGAACTTGTCGAGGCCCACCTTCTTCGCTCTCGCAACCGCCTCATCAGCGGATAGTTCCTTCCCGTCCCAGATGGTGGGGAGGTTGAAGTGCCTGCCGTTAAACTCTACAGTGATGTTGCGGACTGTTGAGACAGACCCATTCTTGTTGTCCACCCGTCCGGTCCCATGGAGGTTGCGGAGGTGGTGGTTGTAGACGTTGAGTTCTTGCGCGTTCAGCCCTAACTCCTTCGTTGCTACGTCACGATTCTTGGGATTGATTTTGCCCTTGGCTGCTTCTGCGGCGAGTGTCTCCTGATTGACCGGAATGCCTGCCGCATCCATCTTCTTGACGAGGGCAGTCTGATCGGTGGCAGCCTTCACTTGGGCTTTTGCCGCTGGCGTCTCTTTCCACATTTCCCACTCTTGGTAGGCCTTCTTATTCTTGTGGTCCGCCTCGGCGTCCTTAATGGCTTTCAAGAGATCCGCGTTGTACTTGGCACCAATGGCGATGGCCCCTTCCTGCGACAACTTCATAATTTGAAGCGTGTTCAGTTTAGGATTCTCACGAGCAATGTTTGCCACATGCTGCCGGAACTCAAGGGTGGCCCGTAATGCGAACGTGGCGGTCTCCCCAAAGAGATCCTCGTTGGCCTTTGTCTTGATGGAGTGCCTGACTTCGTTCTCGACCCTAGTGAAGGTCGTGTCCGCGAAGAGGTCTTTGAAGGTCTCTGAGTCGTCCCGAAACTGTTTCCCAGCGGTGCGTAATGCAGTCCATTCTTGCTGAGAGATGTGGTAGTGCTGCATGGCGTGGTCTACCGCCAGCATGGTCTTGGCGTCACCCTTGTTCTTCCCCACGGCATTGGTCAGGTCGATCAAGAACTTGGGGTCGGTGTTTTCTATTCTATCAGCCTTGGCTTGCTTGGTGAGTTGCTGAAAGTGAGCGAAGTACGTCGCGGCCTTTTCAGGATCAAGCTCGAACATCCTCTCCATGGCCGGTCTTCGCGCAGCCGCTTCTTCTGGTGTAATATTCAGCCAGTCCTTGACGTGCATGGCAATGTCTACCTGGTTACTGAACAGGTTCTTCTTGGTGAACTCGTTTTGTGCCACTCGATGTTGCTCTTCCAAGATGACTCGGCGTTCTTCAATCGTTTTGCCGGTGGCCTCAATCCTCATCCAGTGCTCCAGGTTCCGCCGCTCGGTGTCCACCTCTCCCGCGATGTTCAGGCGGGCCTCGTGAGACTTGAGCTTGAAGCGGGTGTTGTCAGAGACGAGTCCTGCCGGTCCCTGAAGGTGGCGACCGATATCCAGTACCGTAATGTCCCGCTCTTCGAGGGCCTTGGAGAGGAGGGCGTCTTGTATCATTTCCCCGATGACGGCCTTATCCCCGCCCTGTGCGCCAATACTCCCTGGACCAAACATGGCCTCGGTCATGCGCTGGGCGATAGCCTTATGGTCTCGGTCTTCTGTTCTCTTAAAGGTGCCATCGGCGTTGGTTCCCATGTCGTTCTTGAGTAGGGTACCGAGGAGGGTGGCCCCGTTCTGGTAGCCGATCTTCTCTCGTTCTTTGGTGCGGTGTGCGATGTGCTCATTCTCTACGGCGCGGCCTCCATCTGCGAGGCGCTCATGGTACTGCGACTTCGCAATTTCCATCGGCGTATACTTATGGCTTCCGTCCTCGTTGTAGAGGAGTGCCTTCGCACGACTCTCCTGAAACCCGAAGAAGAACTTGCTGTAGGCATCGGCGGAATCATCGCCCTTCACCCCTGATCTGGCATACTCGTTCTTCAGGTCCATCTGGTCCTGCTCGGCGTGTGCTCTCAGGAATGCGATGTTAGCGGCCTGCATGAACTGAGGGGCTACGCCACGAGGCAACTGACCTTCCTTGACCGCCTGGTTCAAGTCTTTGATGTTCTTCTGCTGGGCGAGCATGGTACCGGCCACGGTGCCTTCAGCCTCGTCCCGCTCCCTGAAGACCTTCTCGGTGTACTCCACGGCTTGAAGTCCTGTCGTACCGGAGAAGCGGGCGAGGGCATTACCAAGCTGTTCGAGGCCAGTGGTTTTCGGTGCATCAGGAACATCTGCGACAGTAGGGAATGCGAACGAACCCGCTGGGCGGGCATTGACTTCGAGTTCCCGCCTACGTCCTGGTAGAGCGTCTGGTGTCTGAAGGGCCATGGTAATCCTTATCCGATATTAGAGGAGTCGAAAGCGATTTGTCTGCCCCCCTGCGTCTGTGTGGCAGAGGTCTGCTGCGTGGTGGTATTCCCAATGTTGTTGAGATTGCCTGACGCTCCTGGCTTCAGGAGACCAGATGACATCGCGCCGGAACTGATGGTGCCAACCGCGCCGAGGATGGGGCCGAAGTAATCCACTGGGGCCTGGGGGCGTGGGACGTAAGACTTCATCTGCGTGACGCGCTGGTCGAACTGGTCCTGGTAGCCAGTGATATTCTCAGTGTGCTGTTGGTTCTTTGTTCGGAGGTTCTCCTTCAAGATTCCCACTTCACGGTTCTCTTGGAAGGCGTAGTCGTTGAGGATGATGGAGAGCGAGCGGCCATCCACCCCGCGTTCGGCAGCGGAGGCGATAGCGGAGGACTCAACTTGATCCGCTTGACGGTCAACCTCGATGGTCTCCGAGCGTGCGTTGAGGGCTTCTTGGCGGGCCTGCTCACCTTCCTGCCGGAGTTGCCGGAGATAGTCTTTGGTGGCGCGTGAGCGTTCCTCTGTGATGGCCACCTCCTGCGCTTGCCGTTTCTGCTCCTCCTGATCTATTGCCATCTTGCGGGCGTTTTGCTGTCCCTGGATAGACATGGCGGCGCTCGCCGCTGCTGTGACTGCTGTGACTGCAAGGGCTATGGAGACTGGCTCACACATGATTAACCGCCTTGACAAATGAATAAAATGTTCGGTGCTCCGGTCCATAGTCATCGAGCCGCTCAATGAACGAGAACCCTAACCACTTGAGCCAGCGGACGTGGAGCGTATTGCGCTGGTCGATTTCATTACCGATAATTTTGAACGGCTTCTCCATCAGTGCAACATGCCGCTTGCACTCGCGGAGAAACTGGATACTCAGTGGGGGCTTGGCGAGGGCATCGCTGCCCAACATCCAGATGCGCCCGAAGTCTCCCTCATGCACGATCCCAAACATCCCTGCCACATGGTAGGTGTTGTCGATGATCGTGCAGCAGATCATGGAATGGTCTGCCCCTGCTTGGAGGGCGGCGAGCGGGGATAATCCTGTCCCCGCCCGCAACTCGTCATTATCCGCGTCACGTAACTTGGGTGCTAGACACTCTGCGTCCCCTTCACGAAAAGCTCTAACGTAGCCCATGGTTATACTTGCGCTCCTAATGATCGTTTAGTGTAAAGTCCTTCCCACTCCATGCTGGTCAGCCGGAACGGGAGGAACGAATCGCTGTAGAACGTGATAGCTACATGCTTCGATTTGCCGAGAATCCCAAAGGAGAACTTCCCGCTGCTCAAGGACACCAGACCCAACTCGTTATTCACATCCCCGACATGGCGACCTGTGAAGTTATAGGTGCTGGTGGGACGAGCCAGAACATCCACCTTCACTTGGAAGGCCCCTGACTGACTGAAGGTGACAAACCCACGCTTGAGCGACAGGTTGCCGGTGGGGTCGATGTTCCCTGTGGTCCGAGAGCGTTTGAAGATCTCACTGAGGGTCGAAGACGCGATGACCCGCTGCCCGATCCAGATAGGATTAGCAGAGTAATCACCGAGGACCACGATGGTTGTGCCGCCTACCGTGTTAGAGATGATAGGCACATAGCGTCCCACATCGTCCCATGGTGAATTATCAGCCACCGAGCGGGTCACCACAATCGTCTCTGTAGACGTAATGGTGAATGGGAGCGTGATCGTGGTCTGATCGGTGATGGCAGAATAGATACGCGAAACCGTCTGCGTATCGTCCATGCGCCGGTCAAGCAGTGTCAGGTAGGGCGAGTAGTCATCCACCCGCCCTGTGAGTAACTGCATGCGTTCGAGGAAGACCTCGCCGTTCCGCTGTATGAGGAGATAGAGGTCGGAGCCGATGAAGTCTGCACTGAGGATGATCACGCTACTGGCGGTATTGTCGTTGAAGTTCCACCGAAACCAGGCGGACTGGATTTTCTTCTCAGCCTTCCACTCAGTCTTGTAGGCGTAGATACTGTCGGGGTCTCCGTCTGTCAGGATAATCGAGAGGCCCTCTAAGGTAGACACGGCGAGGTGGAACGCACCTGCGGGGATGTAGGCCGGTACGTGGGCACTAACATCGTCCGCTTCCATTGTGACGCCGCTCGTGGCGGAGAGGGCCAGTTCCTTGAGGCCGGTGTAGGTGGACCTGGCAAAGGCAAAGTGGATGCTCTTACCGGCGTTGACCGGCTGTACATCTGTGAGAGACTCGAAGTTCGAGACCAGATCCGCCCGCACCAGCGTAGAGGTAAGCGGGATATCCGCGGGGATTTCAAACTGCGCCTGGTCGCTGAACATGAGAAGGCTCTTGTTGTAGAGGATCGCTTGGCGAAGGATGGATACCTTCTGGTCCGTAGCTCGGAAGTCCACCGCATCCGAATCGAGGATCTGCGTGACTGTGGTACGCCAGAAGTTGAAGTATTCACTGACCTCACTGCCGAGGAAGTTCTCGTCTGCCAGCAACATGAGCCGGTTCTTGTAGAAGGCCATCGCGTTGATGGACGCCCCAATGAATGAGGGAAGGGGGTTGGAGTCCTCGTCCCCTACGAGCCGATCTGCCCAGGCCACTGGGCCATAGGTGAAGCTATCATTGACCTCATGAACCAACTGATAGGGTACAGTCTTCTCGTTAATCGAGTAGACAATCCCTGGCTTGATGGTCTCTTCCCAGTGCCCTGCACCAAAGGAGAGGCCGGACTGGGAGACAAACTTCACGTAGTATTCACCCTTGTCGGTGGCGGTGTCTGCGTCAACGGTTATCACAAAGCCATCGGGGGCCTGCGCGGGAAGGTTTGCGAATATCGGTGTTGAACCCTTGAAGCTGAACAGGGAGTTGCCGCCCTGCGCGTCACGAGAATCGAGGGTGAATGCTTTGGTTCTCTTGACCCAGATTGTGGAGGCGACAAGCTGGAAGGTGTAGCTCCCGCCCCATCGCCAGGAGATGTCAGAGGTGAATGCCCCCGACGTATGACTCGTGACCTTGACGCGGATAAACAGATTGGACCCTGAAGCAATACCGGCAGTGGTACCTGCTGTCGTGCGTGTAGCCAGGACGGACCATCCGCTAATACCATCGACCGATCCCTCAACGTCAATGCTGGCGACGAACGCGCCGCTCGTAACCGTGAAGTCGAACGTGGTTGCGCCAGACTTATAGTCCAACTCATATACGGAACTGGTAGCCAGGCCCGTCCCAGCGGGGAGATTGATGGCTTCATACGTGTTGGTGTCTTGGCTGAGGTCGGTGTACAACTGGTTTGCAATCTCGGTGGTGGACAACGTGAGCACGTCAGTCGTCGATGTGACATACCTGGCTCGCTGTAGCCCGTCGAGGATGACTTCATAGGCACTGCCATACTCTCCGGCGCGAACGAACACCAGAGCTTCCTCTGTCCTGGTGGCACTGAGGGCGGTGTCCATCGCGGGAATGGTGAGGGTGTTCAGAAGGAACGTGTAGTCAGCAATCGTGAGGGCCTTGAGTTCATACTTTGGGGACGCGGCCAGGAGGTACCGAAAATTCTTATAGGTAACGGAGCCGGTGATGGTACCTGATGTCCACGCAGAGGTACGACCCCGAACGAACTTGTAGGTGCCGATGGCGATACCCGCTGTTGTACCATTTGTGGTACGGGTATCCATGACGACCCACGAACCAGTGCCAGTGACTGAGCCTTCGAGGACGACGGTGGCGGTACCGAAGCCAGCGGTGGTGAAGTCTATCGTGGTCTCCCCAGTGGCCGTCGCCAGTTCAATGACAGCACCCGTAGAGACAGCGGCAGCCGAAAAGATGGCGGTGGTATCGTCGGACACGTTGATGGTCTTCGAGACTCCGTCCAAGCCGAACACCTGCACCAGGCCGTTCGAGAGGACAGCCTTAAAGCGGTCCTCGGTATCACGGTTGATGGTGTGAATCTTGGCACTACTCATCGGGGTCGTGGAGACCTTAGCAATGTACTCAGTTGGGGGGCGTTGCGTGAGTCCTTCCACCACTGACGAGTAGCAGTTCTCCTGCGCGGCCAACTGCGTGATCGTGCGAAGCCGTGTAGGTTGCTGGCTAATCCCTTGTATCAGATTGGGGACGTTATCAGAGACGAAAGGCATGATGACTCCTTAGAACATTTGTGTGCGTGGCCGACGACGACTGATGATGCTCGCCATATCGGAACTGTCAAAGATGTTGTAGTCCCCTGCCTCCACTTCTGCGGTCTGCAAGAGAGCCATCGCCTGTAGCTCGTCCTGCATGGAGAAGCTGTGGTGATCGCCGGAGCCTACGGTCTGGTCTTGATAGATGCGGGCCGCTCTGATCTTGATATAGCTGCGGGCCGCTTCAGGGAGTTCAAGCCAGGGCAGAAACCAGATGATGTCAAATTTCTTGTTCTCGGTGAAGATGTAGGTGTGGTTGTATTTGTCATACATCCTCGATCCGCGCTGGATGACATCCTCGGCCCAGCTAGAGTTGCTGGGGGAGAGGTCCATCTCAAGGGCACTCGCGGGGACTTCAATCTCGTTGGAACCGTTGCGAGAGATTTCATACTCGGACTCGGTGTTGAAGAACCATCCCACGGTCTGGACTGCTCGGCTGGTATCTCTGAGGAGGTTGACTGCGATTTGAATGTCAGCGGTGAGGTCACCTGAGAGAGAGTTGATGGGGGCTTCGCCTACCGTGGCAAGCATGGTGTTCACGGCTTCTAGTTCTGTTGTACGGGTCTGTGCCACAGGTAAACTCCTTAAATGAAAAAGGAGGGAGGACCGCCGTTAGCGATCCCCCCTCTAATTTGGCCTATGCCTTCTTCAACTCAACCGCACACTCTGGGCGCAGGATACCGTGGCCCATCGCGTACTTGGCGACGAACAGCGTTCCCTGTCTCCGAATGTCGTATTGGTTTTCCAGCGCCATGTCCAACAGCTTGACCGTACCCACGGCCATCTTGTGAACGATTACGGCGCAGACGTTGCTGAAGTCACCTTCGTAGGTGTTATTCGCGCCAGGAAGGGCCGAGATAACAGAGTTCGGAAGGTGCATGGTTTTCTTGATGACGACGTTCGCCACGCGCATAACCTTGCCGGTGCTGAATGCGCCGTTGCTGCCGCCTGGTTCGTTCCAGTCACGGTTGATAGACTTCGTGGACTGGACGAGGAGGTTGTAGTGCTTGGGTCGCATGAACGCGGTGCGGTCCCCGAAGTCCGGCACAAACTTCTCGTCGAGAGTCTGGGCGGCATCGTAGACACCCTGCGCGAGCGTGTCGGCAGTCGTGTCATAACCAGCCTGCGTCAGGGCCGTTCCGCCGCTGCCGCCAGTGATGGTGGCCGAGGCGCGGGCCGCGAGCACTGCAAGCTGAAGCACGTTCTTGTCCGCTTGGTTCGCCAGTGCGTAGCCCATTTCCTTCGTGTAGATGGAACGGACTTCGTAGTGGTTCATCGCTTCGTCAATGGAGGCGATGAAGGCATCGCTCAAGAGCAAGCCATCAATGTTGATGACCTTCTCGGCGTGCTTGATTTGCTGGCCCATGATCTCGTTGCCAGGAGTGTGGTAGGCCGCAGTTGCTTTCCAGGTGACCGGAAATTGTGCGCTCTTACCTGAGCTGATATTGCGTTGAACGAACATCGGGAGGGCCATGTTCATTTCCTCGAACGCGGCCATCACTTCGCCCGCGAACACTTTGAGGAATAGCGCGAGCGCATCACCCGATACGTTGCTCTGCCCTACTCTGGAAGGAATTGCATTTGACATTAGAATACTCTCTAGATCAATTAGAAACAATAATGCGTAGCCATGACTTCTCCGACGAAGTTCTCCTGCGTACAGGGCATCTCGTTAAAGGGCCACAGAACTCGTGCCAGGTTCACCAGCACGAAGAAGGCCCCACGCACACCTGGATCTCAGGGGGTGGGGGGAGCGGGTCCGCCTCAAATGGTTTAATAGAGGAGGGGGACGCGCTGTTACTTGGTCACGCCCTTCATTTTCTCGTAGGTCCGCATTCCACCGAGGCCGAGGAGGGCTATGAGTAATTCCATAGTCATGCTCGTGTCGGGGATGGGGAGTACGGGAAGGGTGTGCCCAGTAAAGGTTGCTACCGTGGCGAAGGCCCAGTTAAGGATGGACCATCCGACCACAGCATAGGCAAACGAGAAGCCGCAGACCCACCCGATGGCAGGACGCCAGCCGGAGACAAACAGACTGCTGTGCTGGGCTTCTTCTTTGTTGACTTGCAACTGTGCGAGGTCAGCCGTGAGGAAGGCGTTGAGGATGGCCTGCTCTGCGGTGAGCCGTTCAGTTGCGTCGGGTATGAACTTATCGAGGACCGGCTTGACAATGCCCGTCATGGCCCCTGTGATTACATCTAATATCATTGTTGTTCTCGTCGCAATCCTCGTCGTACCATTCGCCGAAGTTGAAGCAATGCTGTAAATACTCTGCGCCCATGTTAGGACACCACACAGCCAGGTGGGGAGCATCCAGTAGGTGCATCAGGCCGTGTCAAAAGGGTTAGGGAATTACCGTAGGTGGCCCCAGTGGGAGGGGCACCAGGGCCACTTCGGTTAGTGTGCAGTGCTCCCCGTCTCAGGGGGAGTGGCGCACACAATTAGAGAATATTGGATCGTCCCAGCTTGGCCTCAACCTGTCGCCGGTAAGCCGAATCCTTCCCATACTTAGGATCGTTCATGGCTGCGGTGAGTTGGGCACGAGACTCGAATACGTCGAAGTCTTGGGGGCTGGGGACTGAACCGGAGAACTGTTTCGGGTCTGAGCCATTGGCACGTACATACTGGTCCCGAAGGCCAGCGACGGCAAGGCGCACCTTTGACACATCTGTACTGGAAACTGAGTCGTTGTATGCCTTGAGATCATCAGGACTCAACGTGGACACAGCCCAATCTTGCATACTCTTCAGTTGTGCTTTGCCACCGATGGAGTCGATGATTCCACCGATTTGCTCGTCAGCGATACGTGCTTGCGAAACAGCTTCCGCTGCTTGCTGGTCGGCCTGTAGGCCTTTGACGTAGGCATCAACAACTGGTTTCGAGTACCCCTTCCCCGCGAGTTCTGTGTACTGTGCGGGTGTGAGCGTTCCGGTCTGCACGAGCGATTCAGAGTACGCCTTCGTTTGCTCAGGGGTTAAGCCTGGGACGGAAGGGACGTCTATCGCCGGAGCCTTAGTAGCTGCGGGGGGTACACTGGCAGATGAGGCACCCTTTGCGGGTGCGCTGTTCTTTCTCTCCAACTCTGCGTATGACGACACTACCTTCTTCAGGTCAGCCTGGCCTGTCTTCGGATCATAGAACTTCTCTGGCAACCAGTCAGGCCTCTGCAAGAAGGTACTGAGGTGTGCATCAGGAGCGTTCGCGTTGTCCGTTGAATCTGAGGTTACCTGGATCGCGCCAGGGGCGTCTGCGAGTTGTGGGGCTGAATCTGACATAACCTATTCCTCCAGGTTAGTAAAAGAAGACGGATGATATTGCTGCAAGCCAGCACCCCACCCTCATCAGGAGTAGGCGGGGGATGAACGAGGGACCAACAGGTGGTGCCCCGATCTGGGTCAATAAGAGGCTCATTAGAACGACGTCACTTCAATCCACTTCACGAGGAACGAGGCAATCCACGTTCCTGTGGCTGGTACGTTCGCACGGATGGAGATGCCTTCATTTTGTGCCAACACGATGGGGTGTTCACCGTTGCCCAAGTCAGGTGCGATAAGATCAACGCCCCCGCCGCCTGTGCCGGTTGCGCCGCCGCCTTTGGGAATGAAGTATTCCGCGATAGCAGGGGTGGAGCCGACGTTGCCGAAGCATGCGCCCATATTCAGTGTATCGAATGTTTTCGTGCCTGCGCCGAGTGCCGCAGTGGTGGCGAGACGAAAGCCTGTCGAGAACAATGACGCGCCCATTGCAGCCGCACGAAGCTGAAATTGTGGGTCGGTCACGGTGACTGCACCGCCGCCGCTGCCATCTGCTGACCAGCCTGTTGAACGAATGACATTGAAGTTAAAGACACCCGCAGCAAACGCGGTCGTGATGTTTCGGAATTCAAGGACGCTGATCTGTTGGATCACGCAAAACCGCGTAGCGTCAACCCAGCGCATTTGGACAAGCTCACCGTTCGCGGCCATACCTGCGGCAATCGTGCCGGTTGTGAGTACGCCCCTGTAGTGACCTAACGCCCCGTAGTCGTGTGGCTTTGAAATAACGTGGAGACCTTTTGATGCAAACGCGCCAGCCTCTACAACGCTTCCGCCTGCACCCTGTAATTGTATTCCTGCCATAGAGTTTCCCCCCTAGTTCCTAGTCGCCATGTTCGGCAATTCTGTTACCATAGGTAACCCATAATACTTACGCATGCAAAGACGTTCCAAACCCACCACACGTTGTACTGACCGACTAACATGGGAGCGTTTTGCCGTACAGTTGCAGGCGAGACATCTTCTTGCGGAGGTATCACATCATTGGCGTTGATGCCATAGATACGAATGTTGCCATCTGAGAGATACTGACCCACCACGCGCATAGGCACGATGATGTGGTCTTCGACGGTATGATCTGCGGTAGCGACAGGACGTATCCACGCCTCCACCGCTGAGGTAGAGATGAGGCCCGCAGCCGCCACGTCTACGGATGTGACGCTCGATCCTGGGAATACTCCGAAGTCTAACGTGGCTGTACCTTGTGCGCCCATTACGCCTCCAGAATGTAGCTCATGTGCCCGCGTACTCCGATGGCTGCTGAGAGGTTGAGTACCAGAGCCGTGTTGACAGCCGTTTCAAACAGGTGGCCTTCCGCAGGGGCGAAGGAGGGTGGAGCAATGCCGGTGTTCGCCACAAAGGACATCGCACCGGAGAGATTGGTGCCTGCACCAGATTTCCAGCGCACAGCGACGGTGCCATCACAGACGAGGGAATAGGAGAGGACTTTACACTTGTTGCCAGGGTTCGCTCCGACGATGGTGTTGTCACCACTACCGGCTACGTCGATTGATGCGAAGAGAATGGTTTGACCACGGCGAAGGTCGCTGCGCCAGTCGGTAGAGCCTGCCGTACCTTGGTTCGATGTGACCGTCCCAGAGACCGGAACAGGAGTGGTCCGAAGCTGTGCGTCAGTTAGGGGTCCAGACACAGGCTGCGTGACGCCGGATCCATCCACAGGGAGTCGCCCTGAAACGGGTGTGTATTGATCGAGAGAGGCCACGTCGAGTTTACCGAGATCCCGCGTGGGTTCATCCGTCACGTCCACCTGAAGGGTGCCCGCAATGGAGACCGGCAACGTGGCCGGTGCGCCGATATTCACATCAAGTCGACCGCCGACCAGCGCGGCTGGAAGGACGGACAACAGTGTCGTCAGACGTTGAGCTATTCTCTGAAGGCGTCCGTTCAGGCCGCTTGAGGCGGTGTCTGTGCCAGGTGCCGCTTCTGTGAGAGATCCTGTCTTGGTATCGAAGTCTGTCTCTGTGAGACGGGTACCCAGTGTGGCCTCTGTAGCCGCACCAGTTGGGAGCGGGAGAGACGCGACACTGACTGGTTGCGTCCCTTGGAAGAACGTGCCGCTGACAGGGACCGCGACTGCTCGAAGCTGTGCGTCCGTGAGCGGACCGGATACAGGAACAGGGGTCGCCCGAAGTTCTGCGTCAGTGAGTCCACCACCACCCCCGCCACCTGCGGGTACGGCTTTGATCCACGCGAGGGAACCTGAGTCCCACACATACTGACCGATGACATTGATATCTTCTGCGTGGTCATACGAGGAAACAATAGTTTGCGATTTCTCTCTAGCCATTGTTTCCTCTAATCACAACACAGGTTAAACTGTTTTCGTACTCTCTTCTTTCACCTTCTTGATGACGTTCAGAGAGGCGACTCGGATCTTCTGCGCAAGCTGTTCCCGCGTGAACCAGCGACCCAACTGATACATCTCGTCAGTCAGGGCTGTCTCGTAGTCAGCGAGGAGGAGTGCCAGGGCAATCCCCTCCTCACTGATTACGGTATGGATTTGTGGCGAATGCCAGTGTCGTGAAATCGTCAAGGCCACTTTGCTATCCGCCATACATCTCCTTGGGGTTTACTTAAATACGCAGACCACATCCGAGTAGTCGGTGAGGAGGGTCGGTGTCGTCGCGCCTGCTGTCTTGAGAATCATCGCGCCGAAACCTGTCTCACGGCCAGAACCTATCGGGATGTTGGTCGTGGACGAGGCCACGTGCACATCGTCAATCCTGGCGAATGCCTTGAGGCCATCAGGCTGCACTTGAATCTGCAACTTGTAGTTCGTTGCGGCGGCATACGTGATGCCAGTGTCAGTAATCGTCTCTGTGCTGTTGGAGCGGGTCACGAATTGCCACTTGCCTGAGTTGACCGAGTGGGTGTACCGGAAGAACACGCCATCCGTAGACTCAACAGACACGCTGTCAATGAAGCCGACGCGCAGGCTGTAGGTGTTGGTACCGTCTGACAGGGCGGGGGTGCGGATACTCCACTCACCCTTCCACGTTCCGCCGTTGTCCAAGCGCGTGAGCACTGCACTGGTCAGCCAGCCCGCGAGTCCACCCACATCCGTTCCAGGGTTGGAGCTAAGGACGCCGATCTGACTCTGGGTAGCAGGGGCGATGATTGTGCTCGCAGCAGCCGTGCCGGTTGCCGTTGCCAGAATACCAGGCAAATCTATGATGGTCTCGAAATCACAGTAGTTCCTGTAATAGCGCGACCGTACTCCTTCATTCGCAAATTCCATGATGATCCTTTCCAGTACTCAATGACTGGTGTGACAGAGTTATTTGAAATCCCGACGAACGGTCCCATCATTGAAGGTCCATTCGGTGTACTCCTGAGTCTCGCCTGTCTTCGAGACCACGAGTCTACCCTCTTCACGAGAACGACCAGACAATTCTGGTGTCACTTGTTCCAGCGGGGTATGCTGGTGACGCCCGACTTCGAGTGCGGCTTTCACTGCAATCGCCACGGCTTCGTCAATCTGCTGTTGAACCGTCTTCTCTTCTTTAGGCATAAACCCTCCGGTTATAATTATGTCTGCTGACCCTGCGCTGGTGCCTGCTGAGATCCACTGGTAATCTTCATGGCTTCTTTGGCGAGGCCACCCATCTGTGTTACGGCGTTCGGGCCGAGGGTGGAGGCAGCGTTGCTCATCATGGACTGCTGCTGCTCTTGCGCGAGTTCTTCCTCTGTCTTGACGAGGCCCTTCATATCAATACCGTCAGCGATACCGATACGTTCGATGATCTCAGGAAGGTGGAGGAACTGCGGAACAGCCTGTGGGCCGAGGGCCTGCGAGAGGGTCGTGAGGAAGCGCACGAGTTTGTTCCGATCATTGCCGCGACCGAGGGCTTCGAGGCCGGTGACGATGATGGGCTTGACAGTGCCTTCTGGCATCTTGGGAATGAGGCCGCGCTTTTCGAGCGAGGCGATCTTGAGCTTGACGTATGGGAGTTGGAGTTCCACCGACATAATCGAGTAGAACCCACCGAGCGTCTGTTCTAGTTCCTCAGCCATATACCGAATCTCTTCGGCTGTGACTCGCTCCGCTTCACGTTGTACTGCCGTGTTGAGGAGGAACGCATACGCAAGCTGTTGGATGAAGTCATCGCGGAGGGCTTTCGCCGTAGCGAAGTCCTGCGCTTTGTTCAGTTGGAGACAGGCCACGTCCTCTACGTTACCGACAGCGAAGCCACCGTTCTCGGTCTGGGCTAGGACTTTCGGCTTGGTCGAGGAGTTGGGCTTGACGAGGAAGAGGATCTTCGCCGCCGCCGCGCTGCCTTGGACGATAGCTGCTGTAAGGTTTTCAAGACTCGTGAGGTCTCCGATGTACTCTTCGACGTACCCGCGCCCATAGTCTTCTCCGTTGATACGGTTAAAGCGGAGCGCAATCCATGGAGACTTCTCTAGGGGGTATGTTCCGCGAGTGGACTCGATGGGGGTGTCATTGACTTCTTGGTGCGTCTCCCATTTGTCCTTCGTCCGCACCGTGTAGGTGTAGAGAGGGACGCCCTTCTTATTGACGTAGGCGGGGTTCGCTTGGATGGCTGCTCGAATGTTGGCAGGCAGGACGATGGGGTCCACCTCTTCCTTGAGGATAATCTCTAGTACATTACCGGCGGGGTCACGACGGACGACGTACTGGTTAATCGGGAAGGTTCGGAAGCCTTCCTTCGTAGAGTGGAGGAGGGCGTTGCCGGTGACGAGGATGTGCTTGAGTGACTCGAACAGGACCGTCCTGTCTCCCGATGCTTCGATGGAGGACATGATGATGCGTTCGAGTTTACCGAAGGCCAGTTCCATCTTGGTCTTGAGGTTCTTGGTCTCCGGCGAATCAGCCCCATGTTTCTCTTCGATCTCCATGAGCACACCCTCTTCCATCTGTTCTTTGAAGAACGGAGTGTTGGGTGGAAACAGAGTCATCAAGAGTTTGGACGCGAGGTTGTTGACACCACGCGCACCGACGGATTGAAAGGGGACGGGGAGGATCGAGGTCGAGTTATGTCCCTGGCGAGGCAGGAGAGAGGGAAGCGTTAGCTCACTACAGTCATACGCTCTGTCCAGGTACGGCCTGCGATAGGCCGCAAGCTGGTCGTACCTGCCCGCTACCTTCGGCATCTCTCCTGCGGCTGGTGCAGGGGCGTTACTCAGAACTGCGTCATCTGTTGCCATAGGTTACCCTGGTATGTTGAGGCCGGACGCGGTTGAATCGCCACCGTCCTCTTCGACTTGATCTGTTCGGAGGGCGTTGCCACGTTTCTTGGACTTCTTCTGTGTGGCTACGGCGGTCTGTGTATCACTGATAGCTGCCGCCTGCGCTGCCGGTGGCGGGGGCGGTGGCGGTGGGATTGGGATAATCTGTGGCTGTGGGGCTGGCATGGATGGAGCACTACACATAATTAAACCTTCCCATCTGATTGGTTGTTATAGAGTTGGCGTAGGAGTTTGACTGCGTTGACTTGCCCACAAAGGACACCGAGTTCGGCAGTGTCTACATAGGGCGAGGGTAGTCTGTCGGGGTAGTAGCTTTCGAGCCACTCCACCAAGTCAAGGGATACGAAAGGAGGGGGTACCTCGTCGTCTAGTACTTGAGTGGCAGGAGGGAAAATACCTTGCTGCATAATCCGTACCTCCAAGGTGAGTGGGCTACAGAGTGGGGGGGATAGGTAAAGATAGGGGGCCTGCGTGAGCAGAACCCCCCATCTTTCAACTACTTATCTCGGTGAAGGAGTAGCGCAATAATGGAATACACGGCAAGATCCATGAAGGCGTCCTCCACCCCCTCATTGGCCAGCGTCCCCTTCTTGGCGTAGGCCTGCAACCGGCGCACCTTGTCGGTCGCCCGCACCATTGCCCCCATCCACGGCTCGATGCCCCACTCCCCTGCTGACCGCACATTATGGAACGGATCTTGGTCCGTCCCATAATCCTGCTGCTTCTTATCATGTAGGTCTCCGAGTTGCTTCAGGACTACATGGAAGGCTTCACTGGCTGGATGCCTCATAGGGGTCATAGGGGTCTCCATGGTATTGGTTGTTTGAGTGTACTATCGTAGTCACAGGCTCGAAGGATGCGGGCACAGCGAGCCTGCACCAGGGCGTCCTCCTCGGTCAGGCCTGCGTGCTTGTAGGCCGACACGACACAAGCCCACCGATCATTCGGGTGAGCACCGGCCAGGATACGTGCGGCCTTGACGGGACCACACCCCTTGATCCCTGGGTAGTTGTCCACCGCGTCACCCGTAAGGATCTGCCGATAGAAGTTCTGGTCGGCCTCGTCCTCAGTGATCGTCTCAAGGATGCGGTCCTTCATGTTGTAGTACTCGCCAGGGATAGAACGAAAGTCCTTGTCGATGCTGGCGATGATCCGACGCTGCCCTGTGTTGGGTTGAGTGGCGAGGATACCGAGGATGTCGTCTGCCTCGATGCTGTCCTTCACGCGGGTATCGTAGTTCTTCACAAGGTATTCCCGCAAGGCCTTCCACAGGAGCGGCTTACGCACGTTCCGCCGGTTCTCTTTATAGGCTGGCCAGAACGCCTTGCGGAAGTTCACGGTGTTATGGCACGTAAGCGCCACCACCACCGCGTCCGCCCGCAGTACGTCCTTCAGTTCCGCAATGAGCTTGTCCATCGTGGGCGTTGCCTCCTCTACCTTGGCGTGCCAGGTATGGAGGCCGTTGCCCCAGTCGGTGTTCACTTCAGCGGCGAACCCAACCTTATAGACTAGCACGTCTCCGTCTAGGAGCATGATCGTCTTTTGTTTTTTCATGCGCCTCTCCGTACAAAGCCGGTTTCAATGAATGGTGAAAAGCCTGTACGCGACCGTACCGCCGCCACATCATCGGCTCGCATAGGCTTGGGCACAAGATCATCGGTACGGTTGAAGGTCCGCTTAGTCGCACCTTCTAGACTGAAGCACCGATTTGAAACCCGCAAGTAGGGACTTCCCTTCGATGGTGGATTCTCCAGTCGCGCTTTGATCTGGTACAGTTGTCCTGGTTTTAGGATCATGGGCATGTTGTTTCCCTTTCTGGTGTGGGCATTCGCCCAAATTGTGGCGAGAACAATTACAATTATAACACATAAGTTGCAGTCGGCCTTCTGGGATACCATTATTCCGTAGCCACTGATAGAACCTACTACCAGCCCGTCGGCTGCTTTCGCTCCTACCTGCGGCTCTATTGATTGATCTCCGATGTTCCGCTCCATCATTGTGAATGTGGTCGATGGTTAAGAACCCTATATCCTGTTCTCCACAACACACACACCGATCTCCGAGCTTCTCGAATATCTCTCGCTTGAGTTTTATATTAAACCTTTTGTCTCTCGCTGCCTTCATCTCAGTGGATGTCAGCCCAACTTTTTCCTTGGTGGGCGTCCGCTTCGGTTTTGATTCTGAGTCCGAAGTGCTTCCCTGCTTCGATAATGGTACACTGCGCGATTTCTTTTGCTGCATCAGTGCCTCTGCCTTTCGTGACAAGTACAAGCTCGTCATGTATGTAACCCACTTGCCGAATCTCACCCGTCTGAAAGTACCCGCGACTCCGAATCTCTCGGTTAAATAAGACCACCCACATCTTCGTAAGGATCGCCCCCGCCGATTGCAGCAGGGTATTCAGTGCCGCGTGGTCAGACCGTATGTGGAGGAACCGGCCATCCAGTCCTCGGATGGACCGATGCACTGTAGCCTTCACACCCACCGCTTGCTTCAGTTGGTTGAGCGCGGGGAACTGCGTGAGGAATCGGTTACGTAAGGTGCGTCCCGCCGTTGGCCCTCTCCCTACAATCTGCCCAATTTTTCCATCGCCCGCGCCATAGATAAATCCGTAGATAAAAATCTTGGCCTGGTCCCGCGTCTCTAGGCCCGCCATCGTCTGGTGGAATGTGTGCGGGTCGCCCGTTGTCACAACCTTCGCATACGCACCGGCATCGTACCGAGCCAGATAGTGGCCCAGCATGCGAAGCTCTAGCCCCTTGGCGTCCGAGCCTATCATCTCATGCCCCTCTGGTGCCTTGAACAGCGCACGTACCCGCTTGCCTAGGTCACCCACGCGAGGGATGTTCCCCAGGTTCGGGTTCTTGTGTGAGCACCGGCCTGTGCCTGTGCCACACGTATCGACCTGACCGTGGATCCGCCCCTTCTTCACCATCTTGAGGTACGCGGTCTTGCCCTCAGCCACCATGCCGATGACCTTCTGAATTTCTGAGTGACGGGCGAGGAGCTTACACTCCGGCCACTCGGTCCCCAAGGCTACGAGCGTGTCGTAGTCTGTCTCAGGTTGGCCCGTCTCGGTGAAGGATTCGGGTTGCCATCCCCTGACTTTAATGAGTCTCTCAGCGATGTGCTTGTGACTGCGGGGGTTAAACGTAACCATCTTTGATTTCGCATACGGTACGCCCTTAGTATATCCTTTAGCCTTGTTATCTCGCTTTGGGATAAACTCCGTTGACTCTTGCCAGGGCGTGAACGCGAGTTGAAGTACTCCCTCCAACTCTGCTCTCTCTGCTGCGAGGTCAGTGTAGAGGGACGCCGCTGCTTGTTCATCAAAGGGCATTCCTTCCTCTTCTTGGTCTAGCATGTACCCCTTGAGTTCCATCTCTAGGTCATGCGCCTGTTGGCTGAACCGTACTGACTCGGTGATCGCCTGATACAGCTTCACCGTCACCCGTATGTCCTGGGCGCAGTAGTCCTGTAAGCCCTGGCTCCATTCCTCGAACCCGTATTGCGCCAACTCTCCCTTGAGTTCGCCGAGCCGGTACCCCCACGCCTTGAGGCTATGCCGCCCGATCATACCGGCGGGGAAGTCGGGGTTCTTCCGCCGCGTCTTGAAGTCTATGTCCCGTATCTCCGTCCACAATACCTTCGAGTCTAACAAGGTGTCCCAGGTCTTGCCCTTTGGCGTGAAGTTGTAGAGTTTCTTCAGCACCCGCAGGTCGTAGTCGAGAATGTTGTGGCCGATCAAGTAGTCTGCCCGCTCCAACATGGGAAGGATCGCTCGTATCCCCTCGTCTGTTGGCCCGCCGACTGAATGCACTACCCCATCTGCGAGGTCACACCACGCAAGGCACCACACTCGGTCTACGGTGTCCAGCAAGCCGTTGGTTTCTAAGTCGAACACGATCCTCGTTTCCATGTACCCTCCTAGTGTTACTCTCGTGGCTTCAGTTTTAACTGGATCAACCCGCTGTGATTGTCGTGCGTCATTATCACTTCGGGGTAATCCTTCCCTGCATTGGCGACGCTCTCACACGAGAGTACTATCACCCCTCCATGACGCGACAATAGGTCAGCGAACATACAGGATAACAGGCGTAGGTTGATATCCTCGATGACTCTAGTAGTCGTTGTTACCTCCGACTTCTCCTGCTCCATTCGGTACCTCCTCTTCCCCTATCGGGGCCATGCGCCCAGTATGCTTGTTGTACACCAACTCCCCTGCCTCGCCCGTCTCCCCACTGAATCGGTTCTTCAGGACACGCAAGAGAGTAATGTTCTTTCGCTCCTCGTCTTGTTGGTTTCTCTCCTGGCCCACCACAATATCGGATAGCTGGCCGATGCTCGCGCTACCTCGGAGCAGGCCCAGGTGGGTCAGTCCCCCTTCTTCCAACGGCGTCCCGTCTGGCCGCTTCAAGTGAGACACCAACAACAGCCCGATAGGTAGCTCTTCAACCAGTGACCGTAGCTTGGTCATCAGGTTGTCGATCTTCCTTCGCTCGTCGCCGCTCTCGTCACCTGACACCATGATTGACAAGTGGTCCAGCACGATCCAGTTACACCCACATGCGTGTGCCATATACTTGATGCGCTGGAACAGGTTCTCCCCGTCGATGCTGCCCCAGTGGTCGTAGAAGAATACACTGTTGGCTACCTCGTCCCACCCCTTCTTCAGGGTTTCGACTGAGGCTTTGGTTCTGGCGTGGGGGAGGTGGAGGGGAAGGTCAACGGTAATTGAAACCAGGCCCCGTATACTTCGCTGTACGGACTCTTCGAGTGCGATGTAGCCCACTCGCTGTCCTTGTCGGATGGCGTGGACAGCAAGCTCTCGGCAGAGTTGAGACTTACCGACTCCGCTTCCGGCACAGAAGGTAACGATCTCATGTTGTCTGAGTCCCAGAAGTTTGTCTTGCAGATCCGGCCATGGGTAATCAATGGTGGCTGCATCGTCGCATCGTACAAGTAAGTCCCAGGTGGAAGTGCCCTCAACGATCCCATCTGGTCGATATACTTTTGCTCCCCAGAGGGCGTCCAAAAGTTCCTTAGCTCTTCCTGCCACGAGCATTTCGTTGGCGTCTTTGAGGGGGATGTTCCAGACTTTACACTTGCCTGGGGTAAGGAGGGGGGCACACTCAGCCATGGCTTCGCGGCCTGGGTCGTCCATGTCGAAGGCCAGGACCACGGTCTCGAACCCTTCAAGCCATTCAATCGACCGCGCAATGTCCTTCTTCGCTCCACCTGCACCATTTCGTAGTGAGACCACTGGCCAACGGTTGTCTTGAAGCTGAGAAATGGACATAGCGTCCACTTCGCCTTCAGTAATGACCACCATCTTACCCTTGTCCCGCCAGAGATGTTGCCCCCACATAACCGCTGGCTTAGCCTCACCAGTCCATGTGAAATCCTTATCGGGTGACCGGAGCTTCTGACCACAGAGGGCACCGCTTGCATCGTGGTACGGGGCAATCTGCACAGGCTGTCCATGTCGAGTCCCAACCATGTATCCAAACTTGCGACAAGTTTTCTCATTGATCCCCCGTTTTTTGAGGTCACTAAAGGTACCTAATAAGAAGTCTTTAGGTATGGCTGACGCCTTCGCCACAGTCTCGCCGTTCTCCCCTTGCGTATGCACTTGGCAGACGAAACAGTACGTATGCCCGTCGGTGTAGTGAGCGAGTCCATCGGATGAACCACACTCCGTACATGGTCCATGTTCAATAAACTCGCTCTCGGTTTTTTCCATTACTCCTCCTTGTGATTAGACTTCAGGTGCAAACTCTGTCTTGTCGTCCACGTATTCCGACACATCAAACGACGGACACGCCTTGAGCGCATCGAGGTCTCGGTGCCCAACGATGACAGCTTGCGGGTACGTTTCATGTAACTCCTTCAGCGTCAGGTAGAGCGTGGTCCACTGCGCGTCGGTGAAGTTGTTCTCCGGTTGTAGCTTATCGTCAACACCCCCAACCAGACACACACCAACACTATCAAAGTTATGGCCCAATACATGCGCCCCCTGCTCAGATAGCAAGCGGCCTCTCTCTCTAGTTCCGTCACGACGAATGATGTAATGGTATCCCACATCAGAGAAGCCTCTCTTTCGATGCCATTCCTTGATCTCCTTCACGCCAATGTCCATCGTCGGTGTCGTGGCGGAACAGTGGATGACGATATAGTTTGTCACCTTCCTGAGCACGACCCACGGTTTCAATTCATCCACGCTACTCCTCCTCTATCCACATGCGGGGCACAATCTGCTTGGCATACAGGAAGCCATTCTTCTTGCACCAATCCGCGTAGGTTGTTTTTGATTTGGCACTGAGCTTCGCGTTCGGGTTGCTGAACACGAAGCGAATGTCTAGCTCTGGTCGTTGAAACTTGATACACAGATGCTTCGACCTATCGGCTGGCCTGAACCAGCCCTTGCACTCGATGAAGATTCCGTTGGGCAGTTGGAAGTCGGGATGGTACTGCCGTGGTCGCTTCTCCGAGTATTCAATCGGCTCGATCTCCTTCTCTCCCTTCGCATCAGGGCACTGCGCCCTGACCTCCACTTCGAGGCCAGAGCGTAGTCCTGTTGCTCGGCGCACCTTATCGGGGATACATCGAATGATGGGCACGCCTTACCCGCGTCCAGGTCTCGGTGCCCTACGATCACGGCTTTCGGGTATGCTTCGTGGAGTTCCTTCAGCGTGAGGTAGAGGGTCGTCCACTGCTCGGAGGTAAAGTTGTCTTCAGGAGTGAGGGTGCCGTCACCGCTAACACCACCGACAAGACAAACACCAACGCTGTGATGATTATGCCCAACCACATGAGCGCCAATTTCATTGAGCGGTCTCCCTCTCTCTCTGGTGCCATCACGTCGGATGACGTAGTGATAGCCAATGGTGAAAAATCCTCGTTCTCGATGCCACTCAGTTATTTCCTTTATCCCTATGTCCATTTTCGCAGGGGAGGCGCTGCAATGAACGCAGATATAGCTGGTTGCTGTTCTCACTTATAGGTTCCTTCCATGTCCGGATGATTGATGGCAAAACTACACAGCTCGGAGTGTCTGCATGACGTTATGTTTGATGGTCGTGTTGCGCGTGATCGCGCGAGTACACTTGGCGATCTCTGCCCTCAAACTCTCTCGGTGAAGGTCGTTTGTGGGATCGTAGGCGACCACCGACAGGGGGCCACGCTCTTTAGTGGAATCAGGACGTAAGCGAACCAGTGCCAGCTTTCCCTTCATGGCAAGGTTGCGCCACATCGCTAGCCCCGCGGCGTGATCTACTTCAGTTTCTTCGATGTCGCCCCCCTCGTTCAGGAACCGAATAAATTCTGTTTCACGTTGCGTGTGGTGCATATCTCGCAAATCCATGACTAGGCCCTCCATTGTTGTTTAACTAACGTGAGAAGTCTTTCCTTCACGAAGTTGAGGTTCACCATCGCTTCTGGTCCACCTCCGTGGTCTGGGTGCAGATCCTTCGCCACCGCTCGATACCCGGCCTCAACGACCTTGATGGCAATTTCTCGCTGAGATACGACGGTTTCTTGGAACTTCTTCCTTGTGGATAACTTTCGTTCCTCGATCTCCTTCAGCTCCTTATCCCGTTGAATCTCCGCAGCTTTTTCGGCTGCGGGCTTAGCACGATGGCTCGCTATGCGCTCCTTTCGCAACTCCTTGGTTTTGTTATCGAACTCTTTGAGAATGCGGGACTCCTCTTTTTTATCCACAGCTTCTTTCAAGCAATCTCGCTGACTTAGGTTTCCGACGCGCTGGACATCCATGCCTGCGATGGTCAAATACACGTAGGCTTGACTCTTCTCGAAATCACAGTTGTCTCGAATCCACTTGAGCCACTGGTCCTCTGGGACGTTCTCCCGTTGCTTGGCCAGCCAGGTGCCGCACTCGTGTGCCTTCTTGCCACCCAATTCCTTGGCGTCCACGCAGGCTTGGTGGGCAGCGTTGATTTGCTTCTTGTAGGACACCAGTTCAGTTCCCATGCTTTGATTCCTCCTCTATCCACGCTTGCGGGACCGTTCCCTTGGCGTATTTGAACCCGAACTTGAAACACCACATACCGTAGGTGGTCTCCGATCCCTTGCCGAGCTTGGCCTTCGGATTCGTGAACACAAACCGTATGTCCAACTCTGGATGCTGGTACTTGATACACAGATGCTTCGACCGGTCGGCAGGTCGGAACCAGCCCTTGCACTCGATGAAGATTCCGTTGGGCAGTTGGAAGTCGGGATGGTACTGCCGTGGTCGCTTCTCCGAGTATTCAATCGGCTCGATCTC